TCCTTTTGTAAGTATTATCGCAGACGGTACTGACGCTAAGGTGCGTATTACAGACCCTGAGTTGAGTAACGCTACAATGTTTGAAACTGTTATCGGTCAAACTGATAAGACTTTCAAAGCACATATCCCTACGCAGAATATCAAAATGATGCCTAAGGATTATACAGTAAACATTCCATCGACCGGTGGTTTCGTACACTTTAAGTCAGACAATGTAGAGTATTGGATTGCTCTAGATAAGTCTTCGGAGTTTTAATTATGGACGGTAAAATGTCTTTTACTTTGCGTGAAGTAGCAAATGGATGGTTGCTAGAAATTAACAGTGTTGATGGTGACGCAGAATATATTTTTAAGACTACGGGTCCTGCATTGGGCATGATCCGCAAAGTCCTAAAAGAAGAAGTAAATCCTTTTGAGGAGGAAGATAATGTCTGATGAAAAAGAAGTAGAAGTAGAAGTAAAAGAAGAACAGCAGGAAGAAGGTAAACATATTGAGTTGAATGTGACCGATTCAACAGCAGTAAAAGAAAAGTTAGGTTAAAATTATATTATATTATGGAGTTGTGAATGGAACATTTCTTGTGGGTTGAGAAGTATCGTCCCAAGACTATTGAAGAATGTATCCTACCTGAATCTATCAAAAGTATGTTTACGGAATTTCTCTCTAAGGGTGAAGTTCCTAACCTGCTTCTGTGTGGTACAGCAGGTACAGGTAAGACTACAGTAGCACGAGCCCTATGTGAAGAACTAGGTAGTGACTACATTGTTATCAATGGTTCGGATGAGGGTCGTCAGATTGATACACTGAGGACTAAGATCAAACAGTTTGCTAGTGGGATGTCCTTCCTCGGCAAGCCTAAGGTAGTAATCATAGACGAGGCTGATTACCTCAATCGTGAATCGGTACAACCTGCTCTCAGGGCTTTCATTGAGTCCTTCTCAGACAATTGTCGATTCATATTCACTTGTAACTATAAACAAAAGATCATCGCTCCCCTACACAGCAGGACTACGGTGATTGACTTTGGTTCACAAAAGGCAGACAAGGCTAAACTTGCTGCTGCTTTTATGAAACGTATGCAGTACATACTCGGACAAGAGGGTGTACAGTACAAAGACAAGGTGTTAGCAGAACTTTTGATGAAACACTATCCTGACTATAGGAGAGTGATAAACGAATTACAGCGCTACAGTAGCTCCGGTGTTATTGATGAAGGTATACTTGTACAGTTTTCGGAAGTGAATACTAAAGAACTGATTACAGCAATGAAGGAAAAGGACTGGAAGAAGATGCGTCAGTGGGTTGCTAACAATGTTGAATCAGACCCTCAAGGTATTTTCAGATACATATATGACAGTTTGATTCCTGAGATCACAACCGTACCTCAAATGGTTGTACTTATCGCTGACTATCAATACAAGGCAGCGTTTGTTGCAGATCAGGAGATCAATCTTACAGCCTGTCTTACTGAACTGATGGCGAGTATGAAATTTAAATGAACATAATCCATGATGATGATACAGTCAGAATTTTCTACGAAAAAGGTGAAGGTAACAATACCCTTATTATGTTTTCGGGTATTGACTTTGATATATTTGGTTTCAATAATTTTAACAGAGATGCTCTTGACCGACCTGAGTTTGTAAAAGTTACTACAGGAATGGGAGATCGGTTTTGGGTTATTGACAAACAAAGAACTTGGGGTAGTCACATTGATTGGGAGTCGGTATCTAATTTTCTGAGTCCTTACTTTGATGGAAAAAATGTAGCAGCTTTAGGAAACTGCATGGGAGGAACAAATGCTATTAAGTTTGCTTACCATGCTGATGTCCATCGAGTGATAGCATTTACACCTCACTGGAGTGTTGATCCTAATGAAGTCACCCATAATTTTGACCAAAGGACTCAACCTTTAAGAGATAAGGTATTAGCTTCTGGTTGGAAAAACTTAGAAGGAATGTTTAGACCTATGACAACCTATATTCATCTTTGGACACCAGATGAAATTGATGTACCTCACATGATAAAGTTTCCTACTTTGCCTAACATAAAAAGATTTTATTTTCCTACTTCAAGCCACAGTGTAGCAAGAATGTTAAAAAATAATGGTGTATTAAATGAGCTGTTAGGATTATGTATTGTTGCTGAAGATGTTCACACTGAAGTATCTAAAGTTTTAGATGATGCAGGTATTCCACATGAGCTATTTTAAAGAGTTTGGACCTCCTGTTGAAGAGGTCGATGAAAAAGAATACGTAGAGAAGATAAAGAAACTTAGTCCTTTTGATTTTATCAATAGTGTTTCTTATACTAAACAAGACATAATGAATGAAGACAATGAGAATCAGTATGGTGCTTTCATTGTTAATCGAGGCTTGGGGTTCGGTCCTGATACAATTATTCCTGCTAATGAAATGAATAGTAGACCTCATTTAGATGAGAGGATGCAGTATGACTTTCTTCGCCATGTTGTTCGTAAAGCAAAACGATACAATAAATGGATTAAGGCTGAAGAAAGTAATATTGAAGCAGTAAAAGAATACTTTGGATATAGTTTTAACAAGGCAAAAGAAGCACTAACACTTTTGTCTGATAAGGATATAGCAGAGATAAAGAGTTGGTTGGCAACCTGTAAAGGTGGGAAATTATAAATACCTTTGTTACTATGAATAATAATTTATAACAAAAGGTGTTTGAAATGATTGAACGAGATAATTTCTTTAGCATTGATTATCCCGACTACCAACCCCTAGAAATTCTGTTAGAAGATCCTGAGAACTTTTTAAAGATCAAGGAAACTCTTTCACGTATAGGTGTGGCATCTAAAAAGGACAATACATTGTATCAGTCCTGTCATATCCTGCATAAGCGGGGTAGATATTTTATCACACATTTCAAAGAGTTGTTTGCGTTGGATGGCAAAGAAGCCGACTTTATGGATAATGATTTACAAAGAAGGAATACGATAGCAACATTATTGCAAGATTGGGGATTACTAAAAATTGTACATGACTTGAATAAAGAGGATTTAGCCCCTCTCAGTCAAATCAAGATTATTTCCTTTAAGGAAAAAAATGATTGGAATTTAGTTCCTAAATATAATATTGGAAAGAAAAGGTAATTGACAAAACTTTTATTATACTGTAAAATACATGGTGAATTACATTTAATATTACAAGCACTTTGTGTTTTATCTTACATATATTTTATGATGTTTCAGTTTTCTTTTATTGAATCTGTCACGGTTACTCTATTGGGCTTTAGTTTTGTCGGTGGTATAATCGTATCTGCATATCAACATAGATATTGCTCTCATTTTTCTTGGAAGATGCCTAGGATTTTAGAAATTATCTTGGCATCTATTGTACCAATGACATTGAGTGGCATGAGTATGTTTTGGGCAGCAATACATAAAGAACATCATAAGTATGTAGACACTGAAAGAGATCCACATGGTCATGCTAGATCTCTTTGGGAGAATTTGAATGTATTTAATTATCCTTTTGCAAGAAGAAGTATTCCCACAGTATTAGCAAGAGATTGGTTGTATAGAGTACAGCTATATTACTATTGGGAAATTGCTATAATTCTTTCTATATTTTGGTGTATGATTTTTGATTGGCGATATTTAATATCACTAATAGCTTTGAGTTACATTTATCAAGTAAGTTTAAATTTAGTAGGACATACTAAAAAACTACATACTAGAGAAAATGATATTCTAGCAATAATTTGGGGAGGAGAGCTGTATCATTCTTCCCATCATAATAACTGGAAAAGTGCAAAGTTTGGCAGATATGATTGGCCTTACTATTTTTTCATAAAACTCTTTTCCCGTTATAAATAAAAGGCCCCCGTAAGGTGAAGTACACTTTGATGATACCGAGCGGGCGGCACCACTACGCCGATAGGGTAGTGTAACATTAAAACTCGCTTAATAAAGGAGCACAATTATGGTACGTAAATATACTACTGCCAACATGGCAGAAATTTTTGATAATGTAAGACCTTTTACTATAGGTTTTGATCGTTTGTTTGACAATCTTCACAATGTTTCGGAGATTCATAGTCCAAACTATCCCCCCTATAACATTATTGCGGATGATGATGAGCATTTCACTATTGAAATTGCTTGTGCAGGATTCGCTAAAGATGAATTTAATGTTCATTTACTTCCAGAGGGCAACAAGTTAATTGTCCAGGGCGTACAAGACCGAGGTGAGGATACTAGAAAATTCTATCACAAAGGTATTGGAGCTCGTAACTTTACACATTCATTCGCACTTGCAAATGATGTTGAGGTTGTAGACAGTGTTTACTATGACGGTATCCTTGAGATCACCCTCAAACGTGTTGTACCCGAAGAAATGAAACCAAGACAAATTGAAGTGAAATAAATTAGGAGAAAGCTATGTCCGATGTACAAATTGTTAAACTTACCACCGGTGAAGACATCATGGGAAAGGTTAGTGAATATGAAGTCCCTGATAAAGGAAGGTGTTTGAGAATAGAAAATCCTGTAGCAATTATGCTAAGGCAGAAAGATGAAAAAGGTGAACAATTTGGCGTCGGACTAGCACCCTATGCTGTATATGCCGAAAATCATACTATAACTATATTACCCGGTCACGCGGTTGCAGTTTTTTCACCCGAGGTGGAATTGCAAAAGGAATATCTGGATAAAGTTACTGGCCCTGCCGTTCCAGTTACAAAACAAGTATTGAAAGAAGGTGTTGATTGATGTATGAATACAAATGTACAGTGCTAAAAGTTGTTGACGGTGATACGGTAGACGTAGACATTGACCTAGGTTTTGGTATCGTATTAACAGATGAAAGAGTCCGTATCATGGGCATTGATACGCCAGAAAGCAGAACAAGAGATAAGGTAGAAAAAGTCTTTGGTCTTGCAGCAAAGAAAAGACTCAAAGAACTATTAGGAAAAACAACCAAACTCAAAACTCAAATCGCCAGAGATGGTGAAGATATGAGAGGTAAGTTTGGACGGGTTCTTGGAGACTTCACGGTTTTTGATGCAAAAACAGATTCATGGAGAATGGTTACTGAAGTGCTCATTGAAGAAGGCCACTGTGTTCCATATTTTGGTGGCAGTAAGGAAGAAGTCCAGGAAAAACATATGGTCAATAGACAAAAACTTATTAGAGAAGGTGTAGTCGTTATACCGGAGGACTTGACATAATCATCTTATTGTTATATAATGGTATTACTTGAATGGAGATGAGATGTCAAATTTTTACACTTACGCTAAACACTACGGTAACTCAATACTTTACCGTGGGATAGAAAACGGAAAACGGGTATCTAAAAAGGTACCTTTTTCGCCTACACTTTTTGTCCCGGCCAATAAAGAAACCCCCTATAAAAGTATGTATGGTGAGCCTGTTGCTCCCATGTCTTTTGATAATAACAAAGACGCTTCAGAATTTGTAGAACAGTACAAGGAAGTATCTAACTTTCCCATCTATGGTCAAACTCACTGGGGTTATCAGTTTCTTGCTGACAAATACCAAGATGAAATTGATTGGGATATAAGTCAGGTTAAAGTATTTTCAATAGATATTGAGACTACCGTTGAGAACGGTTTTCCTGATGTATTCAATCCTGAGGAACATATTACCCTTATCACATTACAAGACAATGTAAGTAAAAAGATTACTACATTCGGTCTTGGTCCATACACTCCTACTGAAGCCACAGAACACCTTGATGTAGATTATTCTGAGTGTACAACCGAGAAGCAGTTACTTAGTAGGTTTATTCATTGGTGGGCAAAAAATCCTCCTGACGTTATCACAGGTTGGAACTGTAAACTATTTGATATACCTTATATCATTGCTAGAATGGAACGAGTGTTCGGTGACGAACATGGTGACGATGCTAAGAAAATGATGAGCCCTTTTAGACTTGTACGTAAACAGGAAAGGACGTACAGTGGTAGGACTTACTTATCATATGATGTACAAGGTGTAGCACAGTTAGACTACTTGGACATCTATCAGAAGTTTACTTATGTTAACCGTGAATCATACAAACTAGATCACATAGCAGAGGTTGAACTCGGTCACAAGAAGTTAGAAAACCCTTACGATACATTCAAAGAGTTTTACGAGAAGGATTGGAATAGGTTTGTCGAATACAACATTATAGATACAGTGTTGGTTGACCAACTCGAGGATAAGATGAAACTTATCGAACTCTGCCTCACTATGACCTATGACGCCAAGATGAACTTTGAAGATGTATTCAGTCCTGTAAAAACATGGGACTGTTTGTTATATAATCATTTGTTGAAACAAAATATCATTATTGGGCAAGGTAATGGTCGTGTAGCAAGGACTATTGCAGGTGCTTACGTACAGGAGCCTGTTCCTGGTGCCTATCAATGGGTAGAGTCCTTCGATGCTACTTCACTGTATCCTTCTATTATCATGCAGTACAACATGAGCCCTGAGACACTGGTTCCAGGTGGTATGATAGACGTAGACGTTGATGGTATGTTGGAGAGGAAGTATACGTTTGACACCGATGACGCTATAGCTGCTAATGGTCAGACGTTTACACGTAGTAGGCAAGGTCACTTCCCTAACATTGTACAAAAGTTTTTTGATGACCGACAGCGATACAAGAAACTGATGATTGAGGCTAAGCAGGACTATGAGAAGACAAAGGATCCTAACACAAAGAAACTCATAGCAAAGTACAATAACTTTCAGATGGCACGTAAGATTCAACTTAACTCACTTTACGGTGCGATGGCTAATGAATACTTCAGATACTATGATGACCGTATAGCAGAAGGAATCACACTAACGGGGCAATTTATCATCCGGGAGACGGCTTCGGCACTTAACGAGTTTTTGAACGAGACTTTGAAAACAACTGATGTGGTGTACAGTTTCTATACTGATACTGACTCTTGCTATATTACTCTAAAGGCACTGGTTGACAAGTTTTTC